GAGCAGTTGGAGAATTAAATCATCCGGAAGGACCAACTGTTAACCTAGATAAGGTTTCACACAAAATCACAGACCTGCATTGGCAGGGAAAGGATGTTGTAGGAAAAGCATCAATTCTTAAAACCCCTATGGGTAAGATCGTAGAAGGTCTACTCGACGGTGGTGTTAAGCTTGGTGTATCAAGTCGTGGTATGGGAAGTCTCGTATCGAAAAATGGAGTTCAATATGTTGGTAATGACTTTATGTTAGCTACCGTAGACATAGTTCAAGACCCATCAGCACCGTCAGCTTTTGTTAATGGAGTTATGGAAGGCGTTGAGTGGGTTTGGGATAATGGAATCCTACAAAGTCGAGACATTGAAGCAATTGAGACTGAAATTAGAAGTACTTCTAGTAAAAACCTCCCAGAGGTAGAGATTAGAGCTTTTAAAAATTTCCTCTCTAAAATAAACTCTCAATTATAGGAGAATTAATATGTCAGAAGACACTATTTTAAACCAAGAAGAAATAGTAGAAGAAGGCATCGTTGAGGAAGAATCAGAGCTTCAAGAAGAGAGTCAAGAAGAGGAAACTCAAGAAGAATCTCTAGAAGAAGCTAAAGCTGCTAAAGAAGGCATGCATCATAAGAAAAAAGATGACGACGATTCTGAAGAAGAATATCATGAAGATAAATCTAAATCAGAAAAGAAAGAAACTTTTAAAATGCCTAAAACTAAAGCTGCTACGATTCAAGCCGCTGTAGATATGCTCAAAGCTGCTAAAAAAGAAGATGCCCAAAAGCTTTTCGCGAAAATGGTTTCTGAAGATGAAGAAGAAGAATCAATCAAGTCAGCTGAAAAGGCTGCTAATGCTACAAAGCCTGTTGAACAGCCTAAAGCAAAAGCAAAAGTCGAATCAGTAGACTTTGATGAAGATTTAGAAGCTTTAATATCTGAAGAAGCTACTTTGTCCGATGGATTTAAAGAAAAAGCTGGAACAATCTTCGAAGCAGTGTTAACTTCAAAATTAACACAAGAAGTAGACAGACTCGAGTCTGAATATGCTTCAAACCTGGAAGAAGAAGTTTCTGAAATCCAAACAACATTAGTAGAAAAAGTAAATTCTTACTTAGACTACGTTGTTGAAAACTGGATGAAAGAAAATGAACTAGCAGTAGAGAACGGTCTTAGAACCGAAATCGCTGAAGAATTCATGTCTTCTCTACAGTCAGTGTTCAAAGAGCACTACATTGAAGTTCCTGAAGGTAAAGTTGACTTAGTTGATGAACTCAACGAACAAGTTAACGAACTTGAAGAAACTTTAAACAAAACCACTGAAGACAATATCGAGCTACATCAGAAAGTTCAATCTTTTGAACGTAACGAAGTAGTTAGAGAACAGTCCGAAGGGCTTGCAGAAACAGAAGCTGAGAAATTAGCATCATTGGTCGAAGATATTGAATTCGATAACAAAGAAACTTTTGAAAATAAAGTTGCAACTGTTAAAGATTCATACTTCAAAGGTGAAGTTAGTGAATCAGTGGACGAAGTTGATAGTCTATTAGGTGAAGAAAATGTTTCGGAAGAAGCAGTTTCAGATTCTATGTCTAGATACACTCAAGCTATAACTAAATTTAATAAGTAACTTTTAAACATAGGGGAAAACACAATGTTTAATGCAGACGCACAATTAATGGAAAAATGGGGTCCAGTTCTCGAGCACGAGGGCGTAAATCCTATTTCCGACAAATATAGAAAAGCTGTTACAGCTAGACTATTAGAAAACCAAGAAGTTGCTTTAAGAGAAGAGAGAGCACAAGCTCAAGGAAATTTCATTTCTGAAGCAGCTGCTGCTAACAATATCGGTTCAGGTTCAGCTCCAAATAACATTGGAACATTTGACCCAGTATTGATATCTCTTGTCAGAAGAGCAATGCCTAACTTGATTGCTTATGATGTAGCTGGCGTACAGCCAATGTCTGGTCCTACAGGCCTCATCTTTGCAATGAAATCTAAATATGGTTCACAAAGTGGATCAGAAGCTTTCTTTAACGAAGCTGATACAGATTTCTCAGGTACTGGTACACATCAAGCAGACCCAACAGGTTTAGTTGGTGTAACTGATGCTGATACAGACGCAACAATCGCAGACGAAGCTGATACAGTTTCAACATTCGGTTCTGGTCTATCAACAGCAGCAGCGGAAAGACTTGGAGTTGGTGAAACTGGAGACGGTTCATTCGGCGAAATGGCTTTCACAATTGAGAAATCAACTGTGACTGCTAAGTCAAGAGCGCTAAAAGCTGAGTACACAATGGAATTAGCTCAAGACCTTAAAGCTATCCACGGGTTGGATGCTGAAGGTGAATTAGCTAACATACTATCTGCTGAAATCTTAGCTGAAATCAACAGGGAAGTAGTTAGAACTATTCTTACTAAAGCTAAAATTGGTGCTCTTCAAAGCTCAACTGCAGTTTCAGGTATCTTCGACGTAGGTACTGACTCAGATGGTAGATGGATGGTTGAGAAGTTCAAAGGACTAATCATGCAAGTAGAAAGAGAAGCAAACGTTATTGCTAAAGAAACAAGACGTGGTAAAGGAAACTTTGTCATCTGTTCTTCAGACGTAGCATCTTCTTTCGCAGCTGCTGGTCTTTTAGACTACACTCCAGCTCTTTCTGTTGACCTAAACGTTGACGACACTGGTAATACTTTTGCTGGACTTCTTAATGGAAGAGTTAAAGTTTACATAGACCCTTATGCAACTGGCGACTTCATTTGTGTTGGTTATAGAGGTTCTAACCCATACGACGCTGGACTATTCTATTGTCCTTACGTTCCTTTAACTATGGTTAAAGCAGTGGGTGAGAATGACTTCCAACCAAGAATGGGATTCAAAACTAGATATGGAATGATTGCTAATCCTTTCGTAGCTCTAGATGGTCTTGGTACTGATCGTGCTAACCAATATTTCAGAATCTTCAGAGTTGACGACATAATGGTGTAAACCCGAGTTAATACTCACTTTAAAGGGGAACTTCGGTTCCCCTTTTCTTTAGAACAACATAAAAAGTATTATAAATAATAATATGGCATTAACAAAAAACATAAATTATCTCAGTCCAACAGGATTTCAACTTAAGATTAATAGTTTAAGATTTCCTAATTTGGAATACTTTTGTACCACAGTTTCTATACCTACTATTGTATTAGAAGAGCAAGCTATTCCATATAAAACTGTAGATAACGCTGCACCTGGTAGTAGATTATCATTTGGTGATTTATCTCTTACTGTACAAATAACAGAAAATTTTGATAACTATTTAGAAACATATAATTGGATGCATGATATTGCAAATAGTAAAGGTACTACAGTAGAAGATTTAAAAGAAGATGCAGCTTTGATGATATTTACATCACATAATAATACAAATAAAACTATTAAGTTTAAGGATATATTCCCTACAGGTATAGGCGCTCTTGAATTTACTTCAACAGCAACAGAAGTTAACTATCTTTCTTGTGATATGACTTTTTCCTATACTTCTTTTGAATTTGAATAAAAAAACAGTTTACTTTTTGGGTAAACTATGATATAATATAACTATATGAATGATTTACACGAAATACACAAAATGTGGAAAGAAGACTCAGTCATCGATGAGATGAACCTAGATGAATCTTCAAGAGCTTCCGCGAAATTACACGGCAAATACCTTGAAATATTATCAGTTAATAGAATGAAACTGAAAAAAGCTGAACTTGATTTTAAGACATTATTAAAAGATAAGTGGTTGCATTATAATGGTAAAATGTCTCAAGAAGATATAGATAAACATGGTTGGGATTATGACCCATTGAATGGATTAACTATATTAAAAGGAGATATGGATAAATTCTATGATTCTGATTCAGATATTCAAGATGCTCAGTCAAAAATAGCATACCTGCAAGAGGTATGTGATACACTCAAAGAAATATTAGATAATGTTAAATGGAGACATCAAACAATCAAGAACATGATTGAGTGGCGCAAATTTACCAGTGGAATTTAAATTTCATCAACATAAATTTACAAATATGATTCGTTATTACGATATCATACGTGAGGCTATGGTAGAATTGGGTCATAAAGAAACTGATGTTGAGCCAGATTTACATTTTTATAATCATATATCTATTTGGCCACGAGAACAAAATAAAATAATTGTAAAACCAACTGCTCCAACTAATCAGCATTTTGCTTTAGATACATGGGGATATGCTAACGATTCTAAAATG